AATGACCTTGTAAAGCTATTCACAGATAATATAGGCGTAGTTACAGACTTCTTTAGTGCGTTATTCACTAACCCTTTAGAAACTATGAAAAACTTTGCTAACACTTTGCAAAGAGCTGTTATAGATAGGTTTATACAATTAAAAGAAACATTAGGGTTTGTTGCAAAGGGTATTGGGGATTTATTTAAAGGTAATTTCTCTGATGCGATGGAAAGTTTTAAACAAGCAGGTAAGGAAGCTGTTGACGTAATTACAGGTCAAGACCAAAGTTTTGAGAAAGTAAAAGAAACTGTTACAAGCTACGCTAAAGAAACTTTACAAGCAGCTAAAAACATTGTAGAGTTAAACAAACAAGCACAGCTTAACGAAGCTATCAATCAGGGGCTTATTGAAAAATACGATATACAAGCAGAGCAATTAAGACAGGTGCGTGATGATGAAAGCAAAACATTTGCAGAGCGTATTGAAGCCAACGAAAAATTAGCATTGGTTTTAGATGAGCAGGAAAAGGTAATGAAGGCAAATGCTCAGGCACGTATTGATGCAGCAGCAGCCGAACTATCTAAGAACGAAGATAACATAGAAGCCCAAGTTGCATATCAGGAAGCCCTAAACGAAGCAGCAGCTATTGAAGCGCAAATCACAGGGTTTAGAAGTGAGCAGCAAACAAACGTAAATGCATTACTTAGAGAACAAGCAGAAGCTAAAAAAGAGATAGCTATCATTGGTAAAACAGAACTCGAAGAGGAACGCATTGAAGCTCTTAACCTATATAACGAAAGGAAAGCATTAATAGAGCAAACTATTACTGATGAAGCTGAGAAAGCAGCAGCGCTTAAATTAATCAAAGATAATTATGACAATTACATAAAATCAAGTGATGCATCTTTAGCAGCAGAAAGGAAAAAAATAGAAGATGAAGAGTTACAAAACAAACTTAATAATGCTAAGAGAGGGCTTGATGGTATTGCAGCTAACTTAGGTAAAGAAACAGCAGCAGGTAAGGCAGCAGCCATAGCATCTACTTTAATATCTACTTATCAAGGCGCACAGGATTCTTATAAGTCTTTATCAGGTATCCCTATCGTTGGTCCTGCATTGGGTATTGCAGCCGCAGCAGCCGCAGTGGCAGGTGGTTTAAAAACTGTACAAAGTATTAGAGCTACTAAAACCCCTGAAACAGCAGGTATTAGTAGTGGTGGTGCAAATATCAGTAGCCCATCAAGACCTGCACCCCCATCAGTACCACCTGCATTTAACATAGTAGGTGCATCAGATACTAATCAATTAGCAGAAGCGATAGGTGGTCAAGCACAGCAACCTGTTAAAGCATACGTGGTGTCAAACGATGTAAGCACAGCGCAGGAATTAGACCGAAACATCGTAGAGGGTGCATCATTAGGATAAAATACAAAAATCAAATTTTAAACGATATATAGTTATGCGAATCGTAGAGCTTATTTTAGATGACCAAGAAATCACAGGGATAGAAGCGATATCTGTCGTAGAGAACCCTGCAATCGAAGAGGATTTTATTGCACTAAAAAACGAGGAGATAAAACTTGCAGAAGTATCAACTGAGAAGCGTATTCTACTCGGTGCATTGCTTATCCCAAACAAACCCATATACAGACGTAAGGGCGAGGAAGAGTATTATATATACTTCTCAAAAGATACTGTATTAAAGGCATCGCAATTATACTTACAGAATGGCAATCAAAACAAAGCCACATTAGAACATCAACATAGCATTAACGGATTAACACTTGTAGAGAGTTGGATAGTAGAGGACGAAACACACGACAAATCAAGAAAGTACGGACTAAATGTACCTGTGGGAACTTGGATGGGGGCTGTAAAAGTCAACAACGAAGAGATATGGGAATCGTATGTTCGCACAAAAAAAATTAAAGGATTCAGTATTGAGGGGTACTTCGCTGACAAGATGGAACGCCCTAAAGAACCTATTAATGACTTTGACGAGGACGAAGCTATCGATATGCTTAAATACATCCGTAGGATTGTAAAAAAGGATGGTAGATACAAAGATAGCGAAAAAGAAGAGTTAGAATCCTACTCTGATTATCCAAGTGGTGTAAAGAATAACGCAAAGCGTGGTATTGAACTCAACGAGAAAGTAAACAATAAGTGTGCTACTGATGTAGGTAAGATACGAGCGCAGCAACTTGCACAAGGCAAACCCATCTCAAAAGAAACTATCAAACGTATGTACTCATATCTAAGCAGAGCAGAGGAATACTACGATGAAAGCGACACTAAAGCGTGTGGTACTATCTCATATCTTTTATGGGGTGGTAAAGCAGGTAAGCGATGGGCTGAAAGCGAGTTAAAAGAATTAGGGGAGTTAGATTTAGCTTCTCAGGTTCTAAATGACGAGATGGCTATTATAGATGATAGACTTGCATTTGCTACAAAAGAGTTAGCAATAGCAGCAGCAAAAGATATAGGTTGTGAGAGTTACCACGAACACGAGTTTGAGGGTAAGGTATGGTATATGCCTTGCGAACAGCACAACCTTAAAAAGCCATGCCAAGCAGGATATGTTCAGTATGGCATGAAGATGAAAAACGGAAAAAAAGTACCTAATTGTATCCCTATTAAATAAAAAATTATGAGCGAAAAGAATGTAAGCAAGATGCTATTTAGCAATCAGGAAAGAGTAGAATTAGCTTTAGTGCAAGATATTATAAGAGATGCCGAAATTGCAAAAGGCAATTTAAAAGCATTGATAAATGTTGCAGCAAGAAGAGAGAGAGATTACAAAGAAGTTTTAAAAATGGCTGAAAAAGTAGGTGTTGAGTTAGATGGCAAAATAAAAGAAGCAGGTAAGTTTTTTATTGATTTAGAAAATAAACTGAAATAATGGCTAAAAGAATAGACTACATAAAAGTATTAAAACCAAAGGTGCGCAGAAAGGGTGTACACGCTAAAACCAAAATGAGCAGTATTAAAGGCAGTAAGCTATATAAGAAAAAATACAGAGGTCAAGGATGAGGAGGAGAAGGATACATAAATCATTTAAGACACCATCAAAGACAAGCCCTAAGGGTTCAAGACGAGGATGTTTATGTGAGGATAACACATACTCTATAAGCTGTTGTGATGGCAGCCACAGGGCGCAAGGGATAGGAAAGGTTTAATAAAAATTTAAATATAAAAACAATGAGTAAAAAAATAATGAAAAAAATCGTTTCTATCGAGAAACAAGAGCTATCTGCTGAAAAGGTAGAACTTGCTGTTGCTGATGATATACAGCGTGTTACTAACGCTTTAAATTCTCAAATATCGATTGATGAAAGAGTTTTAAAAAAAAGCGTTAAGTATTATAGTGATTTAGTAAACAACATACCTAATGCAAAACAGCAAATTAAAACAAACAGGAATGTTGTAAAAGCAACTGATAGCAAAATTAATATCGCTGAGAACACGTTAAAAGAAGCTAAAAGAGCTGCTGACGACTTAGGTGTTAATCCAAAAAGTATTGACGGATATAATGAATTAGAGCAATTAATTGATAGGGTGCAAAAAAGCCAAAAAAATGTAGATGAGATTAGTGACAGACTACAAAGATTATTTTAGAAAATGCAAAATAAATTTTAAATACTATATATAATTATGAAAGCGACAGAAATCTTAAGCAAAATCAAAACCTATCTTGGGGAAGATACTGCTGATATCGTAGAAAATATCGAGCAATCCCAAGTAGTAGAGTTAGCACAAGCTAAACTCGATAACGGAACTGTCCTTGAAGCGGAAGCGTTTGAAGCAGGTAATGAAATCTTTATACTTACGGATGACGAGAAAGTAGCTGTCCCTGTTGGCGAATATACAATGGAAGATGGTCAAATCCTTGTTGTTTCTGAGGAAGGTCTTATTGGCGAAATCAAATCTGCTGAACAGGAAGAGGAAGTAGAAGCATCTGAGGAAGTTGAAGAGCAACTTGAAGAGGAAGTGGAAGCTAAGTACGCAACTAAAGAAGAGTTAGCGGAAGTAAAATCATTGGTTGAGGAAATCAAAACAATGATTGAAAAGAAAGAGGAGATGAGCGAAGTGGAAGAGCAAGTAAAAGAGGAACTATCTGAAACACCTGCTACCGAAGCAATCACTCATAACCCTGAACCTAAAAAACAAGTCAATCTAAAATTTGCACAAAACAGAAAGCAAGGAACGATTGACCGAGTAATGCAAAAATTAATCAACAATTAAATTTATATAAAATGCCAAATCCCACAATAACTTCCTCGTACAGCGGGGAATTCGCAGGTAAATATTTAGGCGCGAGTTTGCTCTCGGCGGATACACTTGACAAAGGTGCTATCACAATTTTACCAAATGTAAAGTACAAAGCTGCTATGAAAGTAGGTGCTATGGCGAACCTTGTGCGTTCTGCTGATTGCGACTTTGACTCTACTACATCAACATTAACTCTAACTGAGAAAGTGCTTACACCAACTGAATTGCAAGTAAACTTACAACTATGTAAGAAAGAATTGCACTCTGATTGGGAAGCTGCTCAAATGGGATTCTCTGCTTTTGATGAGTTACCACCATTATTTTCTGACTACGTTATCGGTCGTGTAGCTGCTGAAGTAGCTGCTGCAACTGAAACTTCTATATGGAGTGGTAGTGCAGGAGAAGGTAACTTTGATGGCTTTGAAACTCTATTGGGTGCTGACACAGACGTAGTTGACGTAACAGCAGGTACAGTTACATCTACAAACGTAATTACAGAACTTGGAAAAATCGTTGATGCGATTCCTTCTGCTGTTTACGGAAAAGATGACCTTACTATCTATGTTTCCTCTAACATCGCTCGTGCATACATCAGAGCTTTGGGTGGATTTGTTGCTACTATCGGTGCAGCAGGTTCTGACAACAAAGGAACTCAATGGTACGGGGGTGGAGAACTATCTTTTGATGGTATCAACATCTTTGTAGCTAAAGGTCTTGCTGATAACACAGCAGTAGCTGCTCAGAAGTCTAACCTATTCTTTGGAACGGGACTATTAGATGACAGAAACGAAGTTAAAGTAATTGATATGGCTGACCTTGATGGTTCACAGAATGTTCGTGTAGTTATGCGCTATACAGCAGGTGTACAACATGGTATTGGTTCTGATATCGTTCTTTATTCGTAATCAATAATTCTCTAACTTAAAAGGGGTGGGTAAGCCGAGTGCCTACCTACCCTTTTTTATTAAAACAAATTAATATGGCTTGTGCAGTATCAAACGGAAGAGCGTTACCATGTAAGAGTGGTGTAGGTGGGCTGAAAAACATTTACTTCGCACCTTATACAAGTACCACAGCTGACTTAACTGACAGCTCAGGTACAATCACTTTAGATGATAGTGTTTCTTTCTACAAATATGAAATCAAGGGCAACTCGTCATTAGAAACTGCTATTAACTCGTCAAGAGAAAATGGCACTACTTTTTATGAGTCAACCCTTAATGTTACATTTACGTTTTTAGATGTAGCTACTCAAGAGCAGATTAAGCTCTTAGCACATGGTCGACCCCAAATCGTTGTCGAAGATTATAATGGCAACGGATTTTTGGTGGGTAAAGACCATGGAAGCGAAGTTACAGGTGGCACAGTTGTTACAGGTGCGGCTATGGGAGATTTAAGTGGATTCACTCTTACTCTTACAGCTCAAGAAACAGCACCACCATTCTTTGTAGCATCATTACCAACTGATGATTCATCATCGCCAATAGACCCAACTCCATAATTTTTTGTATATTAGCAAAGAGTTTTTTCATTAAGTTTGGTTTAGTTATAGATAGGGGGTGTAAAAGCCCCCTTTTTTATATACAAAATTCAGAAACTTTAC